ACCGTCAGCATCAACAGTAAGTACTGGAATGGCGGTAGATGAACCATACGTGTTGGCTGTAACGCCTGTTGCTGTGTTGGTGAAGTTTCCCCAATCCAAGTAATAGGTGCCTTCTTGACCATCTAATAGGTCTGCATCAAGGCCTGAGGACGGACCGTCAACTGTGATGAGCTCTGCAAGAATTGCGGCTGCATCTAAGTTTGACGATATGTCAATAATACTTTCAGTGTTGGATACTGAGTCATATTTTTTAAAATAGATCTTACCGTCTTGGGTGTTAATCGCCAATTCGCCAAGTTCTAATTGTGCCGTAGTTGGAATACGACCTGCAATAGCACTCCTACGGAGCTTAATAGTTGTTGACATATCTATGTCCTTATGTTATAATAGGTATATACCTAATTAAAAATTAAAATGATCCACCATCTAATTCATTAACAGCTATTGAAATGTTGTTATCTGATACTGTTGTATCAACACCTTCTCCACCAGCTATAATAATTGTTTCACCTAACGTAACAATATCAGTATTACCACTATCTGCGCCAAACAAAATATTTGGATTAGTAACAGAAAACTCGGTACCTGTTAATGTTAAAGCTTCTCCGGCCGTGTATGTACCCGCACCTGAGAATTGATAGAATGTTACATCATCAGTATCTAATACAAAAGTTTCTGCATCAGCTACATGAGCAACCCAACCAGTACCATTATTTACAGTACCGTCAGTTATGAATTGGAAAGCACCTGGAATTTCAGATGTTTCGTTAAAGTATTCGCCTCGAGTAAGTACCCAAGCATTTGAAGCATCACCAACAGTTGTGACTTCATAGGAGCCATTTTCTGATGGGTTAGTTTGATCTTTAACTAATACCTTATCGCCAATGCTCCAATCTGTAACACCGTCAACTGCAAATGCACTTGTATTAGCTGAACCATCGGTAAGAGTTCCTGCACTATAGACAGCTCCTAAATCTCCGGTAGTACCAGCAAGAGCAGCTGGAATAATTCTTAAACCTTGAGCAACACTATCAACATATGTTTTGGTTGCTGCGTCTTGTGCACTTACAGGATCTGCTACATTCGTAATTAAATTACTATTAAGATCAAGATTACCTGCTGGGTTTAAAGTAATATCACCAGAGGTTGTTGAAATCTCACTATCAATTACTGATATATTACCAGCAATTAAATTGTTTTCAACTTGAAGTGCTTTGAATAATGAATCAGTTCCACCCGGATGTAGGAAGTAAGACGAACTGTCTGCGTCAATAAACTTTTCAGCTTCAACATTTCTCTTTACGATCCAATCGCCTGTAGCTCTTTCAGCATAAACAGCATAGTTAAATGTGTTATCTAAAATACCAAGTTTACCACCTTGGCCATACATAACTGAGAACGAGCCAGGTCCATCGCGGAATCTAATTTGAGAGAATGTAGATCCATAACCAACATCAACTTTATTTAAACGCGATTCGCCAGCAGGATCTAAGTAGAATGTTGTGTTATCACTATCAACAAATCTTGGAGCTTCAATATTACCAGAGAATGTAGCGCCAGCAAGGTTTGCATAAACAGTATCTAAGTGTGTATAGTCAGCTGTAAGTACTACGTTGTTTGAAACGCTCGTGGTGGTTAAACCAGAATTTGCATCACCTGATAATTGTGTTACATAAGCATCAGTAATACTTAAATCAATATCTGTATTTGATAGTCTTGTAATTGTATTTGAACCAACAACATCGCCAGTTAAATTGAGAATCCAATTAGCAGCTTTTAGATTTAAAACATCGTTTAAGTCATCGTTAACTGCAATAATGCCTTCGTTATTAGCATTAGCTAAAACAAACATATCCGCGATAATATCACGAGATGTTTCTGTAAAGTTTGGAATCGCGTTAGCTTGAAGTTCGATTGGAATGTCCGTAACGAAAGTAATACGACCGGATTCATCCAGTCTAAACCTTGGAGCAAAACCATCTTGACCATATAAGCCAGGTGTTGCACCAGTAACATCTAGTCCAATTTTAAAGCTATTGTTCGCTGAATCTAAGTCTTCAAGTTCAAGACCACGACCAATTTCAATTGTTGGACTTGCGAGAAGATTGACGCCGTCTGTAAATGTATTAGCATTATCAACAATTGTTAGTCCTGATGAGAACTCTCCATCAAGGTAAGCTAAATTAACTGCATCACTGGGGTTGACAGGGGATGCCAAACCTGTTATAGTATTATTAGCTACATCAATATTACCGGCAGGGTTTAAAATTAAATCACTGGCAGAACCAATTTGGCTATTGACAGTTATGTTTCCTGTGGTATAATCAATTAATACTTTATCTAGACCTAAACCCCAACGTGCTGTACCGTCTGCATCTATTTGAGACCTTTGAATGCCAGCAGTATAAAAATCTAATTGGTTATTATCAGCACCTGCCGATGTTTCAGCAATGATATAAGTATTTCTATCAAGGTCAATAACCGATCCAGCTAATCCTGACCATTGAATACCATCATAACCTTCGAATCTATTTTCAACAGAATTAAAGCGTAGCATACCTGGAGGACCAGATGGTCTTAAACCTGTATTAGCAGATGGTACCGCAATAGCACCTGTACCACCAAAAGTAATAATACGATCACTACTTTCAATTGTATCTACGTGAAGTTTATTCCAATTTTTAGCTTCAGCACCTAACGCATATGTTCTATCATCGTTTGGTATAAGATCTGATTCAAAATCAGCAGCAACTGTAATTGAGTCTGTATTTGCATCGCCTACGGTAATATTACCAGCAATTACTACGTTACCATAAAAGTTAGCTTCATTAGCATCAAACTTAGCGGAAAGAGTTCCACCGGTAAAGAATTTTAATTCGTCGTTGTCATCGCCAGCAGTATCTTCAGCTTCAATACGAGTATCTTGGTCTAAGTCAATTGTACCACCAAGGCCTGACCATGCAACACCGTCGTAACCTTCAAACTGTCCATCAACGTTATTGAATCGAATCATACCAGATGCTGGTGTAGGTCTTGTCGTAGAGTCACCAACCGGTAGGATAATGGCACCATCACCAGAAATTTGTTCAATATCTTGGATCTTATCGACTACAAATTGTGTACCATTAAGTGTTAAACCACGACCTGCTGTAAACGTACCTTCACCTTGGAATTGAGTCCAATTAATAGCATCAACATTGATATTAAAGGTTGAAGCATCGTTAACAGTTATAACCCAACCTGTGCCGCCATTTACTGTACCGTCTGTAACAAACTCATATGAGCCAGGCATTTCATAGCTTTGGTTGCCCCACTCAGTTCTTTGGAATACCCATTCGGTATTTGCACTACCAACCTGAACAACGTCATATGAACCATTTTCCCAAGGATTAGTTTGGTCTTTAACAACTAAGTTGTCACCTAAATCCCAAGATGTAACGTCATCGATATAAAGAATTGCTATTGGATCTAATGTGATTGTTGACGCGTAAGTTGTATTACCACTTTCAAATGTACCACCAAGATCTGCGGTAGTTGCAGCAAGTGCTGACGGCCGAACAATTAAACCTTGAACTAAAGCATCAACATATCTTTTGTTAGTAGCATCTGTGTCTAAAATGGGATCAGCAACAATTTTAACCGTATTCTCAATACGTTCAATTTCTGCTTCTAAATATCTTTTGTTAACAACATCTGTATCTGTAATTGGGTTATCAACATCAATAATTCGACGTACACCAAATGAATAGGTTCCCAAAGGATCTGTCATTGTGAAAGCGACATTACCCTGTGAATCTATCGTATCGTTTTGAATATCAATAGTGCCAATTTGTAATCTATCCAGACCCATTATTCGATCTGTAGATTCGCCAAGCGTAATATCAGTATTACCAAACGTTATGTTTTGAGAAGAAATAACTCCGTTGTTAGCACTAAAGTTTGCTGAACTTAAAGCAGTATTACTAAAACCAGTGACGTGACCAAATTGATCTAACGTAGCATTACTTACAAACTCTAATGCACCATTAATCGTATTAGATTGTGTGGTTGTAATAGCATGAGATATTACTAGGTTTGCGGTTTCAATGTTTGTTTCTGGTGTAACAACAATCGCTGCACCAGCATCTATTTTTCCTACATATTCACCAACTGTATCAACACCTAAGGTAATTGAATCTGGTACAATGACAGGTCTTTTCTCGCCAGACGCTACTAAACGTACGTTTTTAGTTTGGCCGACTCTAACTTTAACAGTCACCCTTTATACCTCCGTGATGGTTGATATAACGATTGCCAACCCGTTGACAATTTTGGAAATTTCTCCCGTTGGCTTCCTCATTAAAACATCATATTGGTATTTACCAGGCGTAAGCTGGATTGTTGTATCGGAATCTAATACAAGTGTTATATCATTTTCATTTTTTTGTATTTCAAATTCTGCCGCTCTTTTAGTAGAATAAAGTTTTCTTATATCACTAAAAAAAGTATAAGCATTAATAGGTAAGTCGAGATCGTCCTCATCGAAAAGCTCGATGGTAAGTCTGAAATCAGTGCCTTGATCTATGTAAATATTTGCTTGAGAACTCATTTGTTAATCTCTTTTGAATGGACCATTTTTCTTTATTTATAATAATGGTGCTATAGAAAAGGGGAGCATTAAGCCCCCCTCTTTTTAATTATCGCAATTTGGACTTAAAAACATGTATCAACCTTTTAATTGGTCGACTTCTTCTTTAAGTTCTTTAATTGCTTCAATCAGAAGGCCAACTATGTTACCATACGCAACACTCTTGATTCCGTCTTCTGGGTCTGTTGAAACAACTTCAGGTAATACTCTTTCCATTTCTTGGGCAATAACACCAGTCTTACGTTTACCTGGATTTGCTTTCATATCAAAGTAAACACCTCTTAACTCATCCACTTTAAGAAGTGCATCGTTAATAGTTTCGATGTTCTCTTTAAGAGTTTCGTCTGAGTTAGCTTCGATATCACCAGTTGCAGTAAACGATCCGTCTGCTGTATTCATTGTGAATATGGAACCATTAGTAGAAGTATTTCTAATTCTAAATGCACTCATAACAGCTGTGTTAACATCCACAACTAAGCTTGAAGAAGAACCGTTATAACCAAGCTCAGCTGTTGGTACACCTGCTGATCCACCGAATCCTAAGAAAACATCCGTTGGGAAGAATAGGTTAGAAGTAAATCCTTCAACCGCTCCATTAAATGTTGCTGTACCTTCAACTACCAAGTTACCTTCAGTTTGAATATTTTCTACTGTAAGCTCGTCAACATCTGACGTATAGAAGAAGTTGGATTCACCACCAGGGTTAGGACCAGTTGTTGCTCTAAGTGGCTGGGTAGTAGACCCACCTTCAACCATTGTGAGGAACAATGCAGTATCTTGTACAGAGGTTTCGTGAACGTTTTGGATGTTGTTAACAGCACCTTCTGGGCCAAAGCCCTGCGCACCTTGCGTACCTTGGAAACCACGTTCACCTTGAACACCCTGAGCAGCCTGAGTACCTTGGATACCCTGTGTACCTTGACCAGGGAAACCTTGAATACCAAGATCACCTTGTACACCTTGGCCACCTTGAATACCCTGTGAACCAACACCTGGAGGTCCTTGGAAACCAAAATCACCTTGTGTACCTTGGTGGCCTTGAGCACCTACGTCACCTAATCCACCTGCTGTACCTTGGTTACCTTGGAAGCCTTGGAAACCCTGAACACCTTGAGTACCACCAACACCGGATTCGCCGATAATACCTTGAGTACCTTGAACACCGTCGTTACCTTGGATACCGTCATCACCAATACCACCAGCACCTTGGAAACCTTGAACACCTTGGTTACCGTCGCCGCCAATACCTTGGAAACCCTGAACACCTGGATCACCATCAATACCTTGTACACCCTGTACACCCGCATCACCTGCGCCTGGAATACCTTGTACACCTTGGAAACCAACGTCACCTATAGTACCTTGGAAGCCTTGTAGACCTTGAATACCTTGGTTACCAGCACCTGGAGGACCTGGATCACCCTGTAAACCTTGCATACCTTGGATTGCATCACCTTGGATACCTTGGAAACCCTGAATACCAGTAGCACCGATACCAGCAATACCTTGAGCACCAATTTCACCTTGGATACCTTGTGCACCTTCGCCTAATAGACCTTGGATACCCTGTACACCCTGTCCACCTTCGTTACCATCAACACCACCAACACCTTGGAAGCCTTGAACACCTTGGAAGCCTTGGAAACCCTGTGTACCGTCTCCACCAATAAATCCTGGTGTACCTTGGAAACCTTGGGTACCTTGCATGCCTTGTGGACCTTGAGTACCTTGGCCACCACCGCCACCTTGTAAACCGCCTGGTCCTTGGAAACCTTCAAAGCCTTGTACACCTTGAGGACCATCTGGACCGATGTCACCGGTTCTAGCGAATGTAATAATAATATCTTCATCATTCGCGAAGTTTGTAAGAGACTGAGTAATATTAGCACACTGTACTCTAAACCAACCAGCTTCATCTACTAATCCTGAAATTGTAAAGATTGCAAAATCATTTGGATCTGTCTTTTCAGAAACTTTAAAGTGACCTTTAATTGGGCTTGTTGAATCATCAATTGTTTGTAAGAAAGCAGCTAAGTTATTGAAACCATCATCGCGGTCATCAATAGCCATTTCTGTAGCTGATGCAAGAGCTGCGTTATTGAATCTGATATAACCAACACCTGGATCAGCCGTGGTTGTTGTAGTTGTGCTATAAGTATAGTCAAAGGTTACACCACCGAATCCACC